ACAGAATTACAAGAATTAAAAGATTTTCAATCTAAATCTGAAAATCTAATTGCTCAATTAGGTCAATTAACTTTTAAAAAATTTCAATTTGAAAAAGAAGAACAATTTTTAAAAAAGCAATACGACCAAATTACATCTGCTGAAGTTGAATTAAGTAAAAAACTTAAAGAAACGTATGGAGATGTTTCAATTGACTTACAAACAGGTGAAATAACGTATCCCTAAAATATAAGTTTTGAGCTTTTTTGTAATATTTATTATCAAATGATTAACATTAAAAACAAAATAAAACAAAATGGCTGAAACTTTATTATCTCCAGGTGTTCTAACTAGAGAAAATGACCAATCCCAAATTACACAAGGCCCTATTACTGCGGGAGCAGCTATTATAGGACCTACAGTGTCTGGTCCTGTTAGAATACCAACTTTAGTTACTTCTTATAGTGACTATCTAAATAAATTCGGTGGTTCTTTCATTAGTGGAGGAGCTGCTTATGAGTACTTAACCTCAATCTCTGCTTATAACTACTTTCAACAAGGTGGAACTACTTTATTAGTACAAAGAGCTGTAAGTGGTACATTTGCTCCAGCAACTTCTAGTGTAACTAATAACGTATCTTTAATAACTGGATCTGTTGCTTCTGCTTCATTTACAGTATTAAACTCTAGTACTGCTTCATGGAATCAAATTCAAATTAACGCGACTACTGCTTTAGGTACTTTTAACTATACAATTTATAACTACCCTTATGCTGCGACAGGTTCATATTATGATGGTACTAACTACATTTATATAGGTGTAGGTAATGGAACTCAAGATGGTGCTAACGTTGTAAACTCAACAGGTAGTTGGGCTGGATATGTAGTGAACGCTATTAATAATGGAACAAGTGGAATAGCAGGTTACTTCTCAGCCTCATATACTCCAGGAGGAAAATTAACTATTTACACTGATGGTACAGGTACTGTTCAAAATTCATTCTCACTTACTAGTAGTTTTGGTGTAGGAACTCCTGTATCACAATCATTCACAGGAGGTACAGATGGTACTCCAAATACTGTATTTGTATTAGAAACTTTATCACAAGGGGCTATTAATAATAGTACTAGTACAGAAGGTGCTAATAATATATTACCATCAGGTTCAGCAAATAACCTTAGAATTGAAGTAGTGAATCCTAATTCAGGAAGCGGTACATTCGATCTATTAATTAGAAGAGGTAATGATAATATCAACTCTAAAGTAGTATTAGAACAATGGACTGGATTATCATTAGATCCAAACTCTCCAAAATACATCTCAGCTGTAATAGGTGATCAAATAACTACTACTGCTAATGGATATACTCAAGTGACAGGAGATTATACTAATAAATCTAAATATGTAAGAGTAAAATCAGTTAATTATACTACTCCAAATTATTTTGATGCTAATGGTACTCCAATTTCTGCTTATACATCATCTTTACCAACTGCTCAAAGTAGCTCATTTGGTGGTGCTTTAGGAACAAATTGTGGTGTTTATGGATTAGCAAATGGAGATTATACAACATCAATTGCTTTACTAAACAATAAAGACGAATTTAAATTTAACATAATTACTACTCCAGGTATAACAGCTACAGCAGGAAATGCAGTTATTACTTCATTAACTAACTTAGCAGTTAACAGAGGTGATTGTATCGCAATTGTTGATATGTCTAATCTTGGAGATAACGTTGCTACTGTAGTTAATAATGCTACTGCAATTGATAGTTCATACGCTGCAACTTATTACCCATGGGTTCAAATTAGTGCTCCTAATACAGGAAAATTAACATGGGTTCCACCATCAACAATCATTCCAAGTGTTTACGCTTATAATGATAGAGTAGGTGCTCCATGGTTTGCTCCTGCAGGATTTACAAGAGGTGGGTTAAGTGTAATTCAAGCTGAAAGAAAATTAGCTCCATCTGATAGAGATACCTTATACGCTGGTAAAGTTAACTCATTAGCTACATTCCCTGGTCAAGGTGTTGTTGCTTATGGGCAAAAAACATTACAGAAAAAAGCATCAGCTTTAGACAGAGTAAATGTAAGAAGATTATTGATTGAATTAAAATCATATATTGGTCAAATTGGTAATGGATTAGTTTTTGAACAAAACACAGCAGTTACAAGAAATAGATTCTTAAGACAAGTAAACCCATATTTAGAAACAGTTCAACAAAGACAAGGTTTATACTCTTATAAAGTAGTAATGGATGATTCAAATAACACCGCTGATGTAATTGATAGAAATCAATTATTAGGTCAAATTTGGCTTCAACCAACTAAAACTGCTGAGTTTATTATATTAGACTTTAATATTACACCAACAGGTGCTACTTTCGCATAAAGATAATTAGGAATTGAAACCCTAGATAAAGGGCTTCTTTCCCTAATATTTATTGTAAACAGATAATAATAAAATAATACACAAAATATAACATGGCAGTATTAAACCCAAACGAAATAATGTTCACCGCATTTGAACCTAAAGTTTCAAATAGATTCATAATGTACATCGAAGGAATCCCAGCTTATATGATTAAGAAAGCTTCCGCTCCAGGATTCGATGCAGGTGAAATCACACTAGACCACATTAATGTTTACCGTAAAATCAAAGGTAAAGTTAAATGGAATGACATTTCAATGACATTATATGATCCAATTGCTCCTGCAGGATCTCAAGCAGTAATGGAATGGATGCGTCTATCTCACGAATCTGTAACAGGTAGAGATGGATACTCAGATTTCTATAAAAAAGACATCACAATGAACGTTCTAGGTCCAGTAGGTGATATAGTTGGTGAATGGATTATAAAAGGTGCATTCATTAAAACATCAACATTTGGAGACTATGATTGGGCACAAGGTGAAGCAGCAGCTGAAATTGCTGTAACATTAGCGATGGATTATTGTATCTTGAACTTCTAATATAAGTTTAAAACATATAAAAGTAACCCACCATTTTGGTGGGTTTCTTTATTTTTACTATATTTATATATAAACACAAATAAAATTTATGGATAATCAAGTTACACAAAAGCCAAAATTCCCTACAGAAATTGTAGAATTACCTTCAAAAGGTTTACTTTACCCTAAAGAAAATCCTCTTTCAAGCGGTCAAATTGAAATGAAATACATGACAGCTAGAGAAGAAGATATCTTAACTAACCAAAACTACATCCAACAAGGTACTGTTTTAGACAAATTATTAGAATCATTAATTGTTTCTAAAATTGAATTAAAAGATATCTTAATTGGAGATAAAAACGCAATTTTAGTTGCTTCACGTATTTTAGGATATGGTCAAGATTATGAATTTGAATATAGAGGTCAAGTTTATAAAGTAGATTTAACAACTCTAAAAGATAAAGAATTACCAAAAGATGTAGATTACACTAAAGGTAATGAATTCTATTTTACTTTACCTGCTTCAGGAATTGAAGTTGGATTTAAATTATTAACTCATGGTGATGAGATAGCAATTGAAGCTGAATTAAAAGGGTTAAAAAAATTATACCCAAATGGAGGCGCACCTGAATTATCAACTAGATTAAAATATTTGATAACATCAGTGGGAGGAAGTAATGATAGAAAAACTATAAGAGAATTTGTTGATAATGAATTATTAGCAAGAGATTCAAGAGCATTACGTCAAGAAATCCAAAGAGTATCTCCAGATATTGATTTAACTATTAAAGGTGATGAAGGGGAGGACATCGCTGTACCAATCAGTATTAACTTTTTTTGGCCTGACTCCAACCTATAGATTAAATTTATTTGCTCAAATACATGAAATAATATTTCATGGTAAAGGAGGATATGATTGGAATACTATTTACGAAATGCCTATTTGGCTTAGACATTTTACCTTCAAAAAAATAAAAGAATGGTATGATAAAGAACAAGAACAAGCGGACGCGCAGAATAACCAGTTAACTAATAAAAATGCCGCTCAAGTAGCTAGACCCAATATTCCTCAAGTAAATTCATATAACGCTAAAGTGCCTACTAAACAGTAGGCATTTTTTGTTTTTTACATATTTATATTATAT